AGGGCTTGTCGGAGCACAGCGCGGCGTAGATCTCGGCGGTGCGCTCAGCGGAATCGGTGAACTCCTTGGCCCCGTCCCCGGATACGTCAGCGAGCGCCTCCGCGACCTGCTCCGGGTCGTTCATGTCGACCTCGCCGACACGCCCGGCCTTGTCCCGCGCCTCTTGCAGCACCTTGCGCATCGCGGCGATGAACGCGCCGACCTGCGCGTCCGTCGGCTCGGGGATGACCTCGTCGAAGTCGGCGTACGGCTTGAGCTTGCACTCAAGAGCCTCGACGATGCCCGACGCATCAAACTGCGGCATTCGATGCCCTTCCTTGTAGTTGCTGAGCGTTACGAGGTCGCTACGGCAGTCAAATAGGTCCAGGTGATACTTGAAAACGGGCATACCGAGTTGAGGGTCAGCGGGTAGACCCGCTGCTGGGCAGCCCTGCGATAGGCGGTCTGGACCTGGCCGGCGGAGATCATGGACGGCACCTGGAGGACCCCCGCGTACCCGAACGCGTTCTTGCCGACGATGGCCGCCGCGACGTTGGTGAAGTTCGTGCTCAGGGTGAGCACCGACTTGCCCGGCTGCCCCGCCCCGGCCGCGGTGACGGCGATCGACCCCGCGTTGCCCCAGGCGAGGTTGACGTTGTTAAGCGTCTCCTCGGACATGTTGCAGGTGAACGTCAGCGTGGCCGTCGAGATCGCGACGCCGACGGGGGTCGGCTGCTCCTCGATCATGATGTTCTGGGTCGTGGGCGCAAAGGTGGACGTGACGCCGTCGAGCAGCGCGCCCACGTACGCCCAGCCCAGGCCGGTCCACGCGGACCCGACGCCAAGGTTCGCGTCGCTCGGGACCGAGGTCCCCACGGCGGCGGTGAACAGGATCCCCGTCCCGTAGATGACGTTCCCGGTCGTCGGGGACGGCGGGGTGTAGGTAAGGGTAGGCATGTCAGACCTCGGCCTCCTTGAGGGTCACGCCCGCGTCGGCTGCCGCGGTCATCAGCGCTCCCACGGCGCGCTCGGGCACAGGTGTGGGGTCGTTGCCCACGGTGATGCCGCCGTGGGTGAAGCTGACGTGCGGCCTCAGGACGCGGAGCAGCGTCTTCGCCCCGGCGAGCATCTCCGCGCGGATCTTCGCCAGCTCGTCCTCAAGCTCGGCGGCGCGCGAGGACAGGTCATGCGGCGCTGCTTGCGCCTGCGGCGGTGCAACTTCGGGGAAGTCCGGTGCCGGGGCCGCACCCGGCACCGGGGCCTGAACCGGGCTCTCGTCCATGTCGCCGCTCACGGGATCTGCGGGGTGAGCTGGTAGAGGCGGACCGCGACCGTGGTCGTGTTGAGGAAGTCGATGCAGGTGAACCCGACGCCCGCCGCCGTGATCGTGCCGCCGGGGGCCACCCCTCCGGGGGCCGCGCCGAACTGGGCCGAGTCCTGCTGGTTGAACTGCGCCGGGGAGAACGGCCCGAGGTAGAAGTAGCCCGAGGTCGGCAGCACGATCGAGTACTGCGTGTAGACCTGGACGATGCCGCCGGCCTTCGCCCCGATCAGCACGTACGCGGTTGACGTGGTCGCCCCGTTGTAGCCCCACAGCCACTGGGTGCCGTTGTTCAGGTACTGGATACCAAGGGAGTTCGGCGCGGGCAGTGACCCCCACGCGGTGAACGCGCTGTTGCCGCCCGCGTAGTCGCAGCCGGCCGTAGGGGCGACCGCGCCGATCGCAGTCGAGCCGGTAAACGAGAACTGGTTCATCGAAACCGGCGTCATAGTCTGCCGGGTGGCTGCCATGTATCAGGCTCCCGTCGTGATGATGTAGTTGCAGACCAGCTCGAAGCGCCGGTCATTGGGATCTAGCGGGAGCGCTGAGGGGGGCGACCCCAGCCGCTGCACGTTGAGCACCTTCACCCCGTCGACCGCCACCGGGTGCGGGCCGTTGAGGACCGTCCAGTCCAGGAGCTGTGCGGCCGCCTCCGCCGCCAGCGGGTTGTCAGCCGGGCCGCGGAGCCGCGCCTGGAAGCTCCAGGCGTCCGCGCCGCCCTCGTCGGTGACGTAACCGGGGCCTCCGGTAGGCGTGATGAAGACCGCCCGGTCGGGCTCGTTCAGGATCTCCGGGCCTGCGTGCAGGGGAAACCCGGTCTCCTGCGTGCCGTCCCAGCCCGCGACGGTAAGCCAGTCCATGACGAGCTGAGCGCGGGGGACGGTGATGAGGGCGGGGGTGGTCACGGCCGCCTCCGTCGCCATCCCGAGCCGAGCGGGGGGTGTCCCGCCTGGCCTCGGGGGTTATAGCGCCAGTACAACCACCCTTTTAGGGCATCGGGTAGGAAAGGGTACAAAAGCCGCGATTGAGCCTTTAGCTGCTCTTCCGTCAGCCGGTGCACCTCCGGCTCGCGGTCGTAGACTGGCGTCCCGCCGATCGTCACGACGGGATGCCCTGACCGGCGCAGGTGGTTGAACTCGACCGGGGCGTGGAACTTGACCTGGTCGGACAGGTTCTCCATGTTCTGCGCCATCGCCTTGCGGCCGCCGTCGTCAAGGACCGTGCGGGCGTAGTTCGCGAGGTACATGCGGTAGTGGTCAAACAGGGGCTGCTCAAGAAATTTGGCTTGGCCACCTCTGGGGTGCCTGTACGACAATTCTTCATGTTGTCTGTGGGCATAAATTTGATCTACGACCAGACTGCCGCTCAGGTCGAAAGGCATTCCCGTTATGCGCCGCAGTTCGGCGATTCGCGCTGTAAATGTTCCGGCCATAAGGCACTCACCGCCATGCCGCGATGTGGTAGCATGATGGTTGTGACTAGAGGTGATCCGAGAGAGTCGCTGAACCTCCGCGTAGCGCCGGACCTGAAGCGGCAAGTGGAGGCATACGCCCAGCGCACGGGCATCTCCGTGAACGCTGCCGCGTGCGTGCTCCTGGCCGAGGCGCTAAGGGCGGAACGGAGACGGGACAGGTGACGATCGAAATTCCGCTGACCCGTGGTTATGTCACCCGGATTGACGACGCGGACAGAGTGTTCACCGATGGGCACAGGTGGACCGCCGCAGTGGAGCCGAGCAGGAGGGCTGTTTACGCCGTCGGCAAGGTCAACGGAAGGGCCGTCTACCTGCATAGTCTCCTGGCCCCCGACTGGGCTGAGGTTGATCACGTTGACGGCGACGGTCTGAACAATTGCCGGTACAACCTGCGGGATGGGGCCGGATTTCGGAACAACGCCAACAAGGTGATGCTCCGCAACAACACGTCGGGCTACAAAGGCGTCGGCTGGAACAAGCGGAAAAGCAAGTGGCGCGCGAGCATCATGATCAACAGGAAGTCGATTTTCCTGGGGTACTTCAACACCCCGGAAGAGGCTGCAGATGCCTACGATCAGGCCGCAGTCCGCTACTTCGGTGAGTACGCGCTGACGAACGCCATGCTGGCGGGAGCTGCCGTGATACCGGATTCCCGGCAACACCACCCGGTGGTTGAGCAAACGCACTGCCGGCGGGCCGGTCACGAGTACACGCCGGAGAACACCTTCATCAATTCGCAGGGCAGGCGGGAGTGTCGCGAATGCAGGAAGATCCGCAATGCGAGCCGGAATCGGCGGGTGCCAAATCCGCGTCCGGGCGGCCGGTTCTGTCCTCCCGGATGTACCTGCAGACGCCATCAGCGTGCGGCGTGACCTGCTAACCCTCATACCAGGCCCCGCCCCCGCCGCCCCAGTCCGTGCCTCGCGGCGTCCACTGGCCATACGGCACATCGGCTTCCAATGTCCCCGTGACCGGCGAAACTCTTGTGTTTGAGTCGCGGCCCGTGAAGATGGCTGGGATGCGGTTGATGACCGTGCCGCTCTCGTTCTGTCCCATGCCAGGGGCGGCGGCCACGTCGAGGAGGATGTCGCCGGTGCGGACCGCGTTGAGCATCTGCATCGCGTTGACATACGCGAGGTAGATGGGGCTGGTGGGCTCCATCGCCTTGTACTTCATGTAGGTCTTGGCGGCCCAGAAGGCGGCGAGGTCCAGGGTGAGGTCGTGCAGGATCGGCGGAGGCACCGCTTCCGGCGTCGAACTGTCGTAGATATTGCCGGCGTAGACCGATACGCGGTTGCTCGCCGCGTACAAGGCGAGGGTGAGCTGGTCCGTGGTGAGCTGCGCCGCGGTGCCGCTGCCGGAGTCAGTGCCCGACATCACCAGCTGGAGGTCTTCCACCGTGGCGTAAAGCGTCCCCGACGCGGCAGGCGTGGTCACGGGACCGCCCCCGACAGCACCCAGGCCGCGAACCCGGCGAAGCCCCACACCCACGCGGTGATGCCGCCGAGCGTGTCTCCCCCGGCAGCGAAGGCGGCCAAGACGAACAGGACAGTGCCGATGACGAGCAGGATGCGGCGCAGGGAGTACGGCGTGACGGCTACAGTCTGCGGCTGAGCGGGCGCGGTCATGAGTCACTCCCCTTCGCGTCGCCGGCGGGTGCGGTGTCCTGCTTCTTCGCCTGGGCGGCAGGCTTGGGCGGCGTAGCCGGGGACTCGGCTGCTGGTGCGGCTGCCTTTACTGGCGGCTTCTCGGCAGGCTTCTCTGCTGGCTCCGCTGGCGCCTCCACAGGAGGCTGCGCGGCCACGGCGCCGAGCGGGACGAGCCGCTGGACGCCAATGGCTCGCTCGAGCGCGGAGCCCGGCACTACGTCAATGACCTGGCCCTTAGGGAGGCGCTGGCTGACGCCGTCCCACTGGAACCACGTCTCCTCGGCGACGACGCGCGGGTTGGTGCCCATCAGTTGCTCACGCACGCCTTCGACAGGCAGGCCTCGTTGCCCCGCTGGCTGACCGGGATGACGCCGGAGAGATTGCCGGAGCCGCCGTACGCGCCCGCTAGCGGCGAACCGGGTACCAGGTCCGCGACAGTCCCGTGCTTCACGAACGTGGTCACGGGCGCGCCGTTGGCGTGGGAATCCCAGGTGACTACAACGTCGGTAAGCACCCGCTGCGGGAACTGGGACATGGCTAGTTGCTCACCGCCGCGCAGAACCCGGCCATGCTCGCCCCGTTGTGCACCGCGTACGGGAGGGTGTTCAGCGGCGAGTACCCGTTCGTCCCGGTGGGCGCGACCGTGTTGGACTGGGCGTAGACGTTGCCGTCGGAGTGGGGCAGGGACAGGTCGAGCGGGTCAAGCCACGACCAGCAGACAGTGCCGGTGTAGGTGACGACGATCGTGGCGCCCGCGGGAAGCGGGATGCCCTGCGCGTTCATCGTCGGCGCCTGGGTGACATTCGTGGTCACGCCGTTGACCGTGATCGCGGAGACCGACCCGCCTCCGGTGAAGACGACGGACAGGTTCCGGCCGGTCGTGTTCACCGTGCTCGAGGCGCTGGCGGGCAGCGCGGGGGTGCACTCCGACCAGAACCACACCGGAGTCGCGACGGTGTACTGCAGCGCGCACGTGGCGCCTGCGGGGACCGTCATCATGAACGCCGTGGCAGAGGTGGCCACCGAGACGGCTGACACCCAGTAGTTGGCCATCGTCGCGCCGTTAGCGCCCACGGTCACGTAGGCCGTGTTGCTAGTTGGATTTACGACCGTGTTGGTGAGCCCGGCAGAGCTGGTCGCGGGGACGGCTGGCTGGATGATCATGACATCGCTCCCATAAGTTGCTCGTTGCTCCCCAGTGGCCGTGGCCCACGTTGTCGGTTCCGTCGATCCAGGCGCGGACATTCGGGCTCAGTAGCGCGTACAGCGGTCCCGCGGAGTCAAGCCACAGCGGCGTCCCCTGCAGGAAGGTCACGGGGAAGGGCCCGGGCGTCCACTCGGCAGGCGACCCGGGCCCGGCCCAGGCGACAGTCCCCTTGTTGTCGCCCGCCATCAGCGGCGTCACGGTGAGGCTTGCGTTGTAAACCGATCCCGTGGAGCCTGCGGCGATGTTCTTGACCGCCACGGTTGCCGCCGTCCCGAGGTAGGAGACGGCCGCGGCCTGCGGGTAGGTGCCGACCGTGCCGGCGTTCACGGAGGTAGCGAGCAGCGTCGAGCCGGCGTAGAGGCCGAAGTTGTTCGCGTCCCCCGCCGCCGCGGCGGTCTGCAGGACGCACGTCCACGACAAGAGGAAGTCGCCCGTCGCCAGGGCCTGCGAGGTGACTACCGTGCCGGAGCCGGGCGTGGCGCTGGTGGTGCCACTCGTGGTCGTCGCGGGCCCGGCTGACGGGTAGCTGGGCGTCCCGCCGGGAACGGTGACATCAGCGGTCAGCACGTACCTGCCGAGTGCCACGACATCACCTCCCTGGTCAGTAGCTGGTAGCGGGAACGACCTGGACGCTCGGGTGCGTTGGTGCGGTCTGGGCGACGGTTACGAGCACGCCGGTCAGGTGCGCCGAGTTGAGGGCGTTCACGGGGACGCTCGTGCCAGTCGGCGTGCCGTTGACCACGACCACGTCAGACGTGCCGGAAGGGTCGACGATGAGCACCTGGTTCAGGGCGAACGCGGTAGCACCGGAGGTGAACGGGAGCGCCGTACCGCCAGCGCTCACCCCGGCGCTGATCGCGGGCAGCGCCCAAGCCCACGTCGGGGCCACGCTGTAGGTGATGCTGATCGTGCCGCCGACCGGGACGAGGTAGGTCCCGTCAGCAGTCCCGGCCTGCACGCCGTTGACGTAGACGAAGGTCAGCGTCCCGGCCGAGATGGTGACGGCGACCACCGTGCCCGTGGTGTTCGTGACCAGGTTCGTGCTCGCCGTCCCGGACGAGGGCACCGACGGGGTGCTGACCGTGGCAGCAGTCAGCGAGAACTTCCACTCGCACCTGCCACACCTGAACACCGTCCCGTTCAGGTCGACGAAGGGCGCAGGAAACCAGCACCGGGGGCAGCGGATCTGTGCTACCTCTACCGGCTGGATCGCTGAGCCTGCGTCGGGCATCTCTAGCCGCGCGTCCTTGCCCGGCGCGGGGGCAGGTCAAGGGCGTCCTGCGCCGCGGCAGAGCGGAGCTGGTCGGCCATCTCGGACGGGTCGGCGGACATCGCACCCGCGGTCTCGGGGGCGCGCCCGTCCTCGATGACCTGGATGGCCGAGCTTTCCGGCGGGTCCGGACGGGGCGCGATGTCGCCGGACTCCGGCATCGGCGGCCGGAACAGCCGGCCCGACACGGCGCGCGGCGGAATCCGGGGCGCCTCCTGCCGGGAGCCGTCGGGGCCGGACAGCTTCTGCAGCACGTCGACCTGGCGGCCGTCGCGGGTGCCGTGCCGGTTGAACTGGCGGGCCTCCTCGGCGGTCAGGTAGACGGTCTCCCCGGCCATCACGAGATCGCAGTTGCGGTCCTTGTCGCCGCGGCGCGGGACGGACAAGTTGACCAGCGCCATGTAAGGCTCCCCGACGCGGGTCGCGGGAGTCGCCCAGGCGTTCTCGCGGGTCATCAGGTCACGGAGGACGTGCTTCTCTTCCTCGGTGAGTGGCCGGGCCTGCTCAGCGGCGGTTGCGGTTGCCATGTCAGACCCCGCTCAATAGCGCCACGGCGAGCGGTTGATCCAAGCCAATGGCACTGGACCTTTGTGTGTCCGAGCGCCACGTCTTTCGCTCTTCATTTCGATAAAGCGGTCCTGCCATGAACGGAAGCTCGTCGGCATAGAAGCCAGCGCGGTGCCGCTGCATGACGATCGCGTTGCCTGCGGGGACCTGCCGCGAGACCAGCACGTCGAGGTTGAAGATCTTGTTCGGCAGCACGCCGGTGTACTGGAGGTTCTCGGACGCGATGTCGCCGATGTACGGCGCGGCGAAGGTGCTCGACTGCAGCAGCGTGTTCTTGGTGCCGTGGTTGATGATCAGCGTGTCGGCTTCAAAGCCGAGCCACTGCGTGACGCCAGAAGGCGAAACAATGTTCGCGTTCTCAACCAGGTACACCGCCTGGGCGATGTCCGCGCGGGTTGTCGCCGAAGCCGAGGCCCACGGGTTCGCGACGGCGAGCGTCTGGATGCTCGCGTTGGCTACGACGGCGCTGTAGAACGCGGTGTTCCACGAGTAGACCATCGTGTTCTTGACCTGCAGGAGCTGCCTGGTCACAGGGTCGATGGCCTGCCGGCGGCGCATTTCGTCCGAGACCATGATCGCCATGGCCCGCTCGTGCGAGAACACGACCCTCGGGACGCCGATCGAGGTCGGCACGACCGGCACCTCGCCGAATTCCGGCCTGATCTCCGGGAAGTCGTCGGCGTACAGCGGCGTCGACTCGCTGTAGCGCACCGCGCCGGACGGGGCGGCCCCGCCCATCCGCAGGACGGAGTCCATGATGAACTCGTTCTGGGTGATATCCAGAATCAAGGCGGGAATTACCAGCGGGTCCTTGAGGAGCTCGCTTACGGTAATCCGCGGGGAGTCGCTGTAGCCTCTCGCGCCAGTCGGCATGTCTCAGTCCCTTCTCAGATGCCGAGCCGGACGCGGCCCAGGAAGTAGGACGCGGCGCCCTGGCCGCCGATCTGCTGCGTGAGCATCGCGCTCGACACGCCGCCGGGGTGGGTGCAGCGGGCGACGACGTTCCCGTAGGCCGGGGTGATCGACTGCGCGCCGGAGGCCCCGCCGAAGGGGCTGTGCGCCACGCCGCACACGGTGCCTGCGCAGGCGACGCCGGACGCGGAGCCGACAACCAGGTCCTCGCCCTCGGTCGCCTGGCCGCCGTACCACGCCCAGATGTCCCAGCCGCCCGCGTACACCGCGGCGTAGTCGGTCAGGACGCTGATGTCGATGAGCGGCTGGCCGTAGGAGTTGGCCGCGCCGGTCTGCGTGGTGATCACGTTCGCGTCGGTGCCTGCGACGCCGAGGACGTAAAGCGCCCCGGCCGAGGAACTGCCGCCGACCGATACCTTGACGGTCAGGTCGGTGGTGCCGGGCGTCTGGGTGTTGGGCTCGACGAACTGGCCGCCGTAGACCAGGCCTGCGACCTGCTTGTTCCACGGGCCTCTGGTGTAGTGCGGCAGGACTGCCGTCATGGCGCGGTCTCCTAGTTTCCGTTGCTCACGCCGGCGGACTCGCCGAGCTGGTCGTGCTGGGTCGAACTGGTCACGGCGCGGAGGTTGCCGGCGCCGATGGCAGTGACCTCGGAGGCGGACAGTTCCACCACCTGGCCCTTGGCGACAGGACGGGCAGGGGCCGTGTAGCCGGAGCCGGCGACGGTGGCCGCGGTCACGACGACGTAGCGGGTCACTTGAGG